TTATTGAACCAGGTTGGTTACACAGGTCTGGTTACAATATGCCTCATGAGCTCGTACCTCATGGGGCATAAACTTTTTAAGAAGATCGCCTGCCGCCTGGCCGATGGAACTCTGGCCAAGAGCAGTCATGATCTCGCCCTGATCCGAATACAGGCCACAGCTCCGAACATAGATGTCGGTGGTCGTGGCACGGGAATGCCCCATCAATATCTGCGCTCCGTTCAGGCCAACGGCCTGGAAAACCACAGCGGCAGACTTATGACGGATGGCATGGAAGCCGAACGGCTTCACACAGGCCTTCTTGCAGAGCCGCTCCATGAAGCGTATGCGCTGCGTGAACGGAAGGCCGAGGCTGGCATCGGAATGCGTCTGCATGAACACGTTGTCGACCTTACAGGGCCGCGCAGCGTGCCACCAGAGCAACGCTTTCAAGAGTTCCGGATGCATATCATACCAGCGCACACGTTCGCGGCCGTCACGACCTTTGTGGTCGATGAGCCGGATCTTACCTTCAGCGAGATTTATATCCCTTTCCCACGAGAGCCGAAAAACTTCGCCTCTTCTCGCACCGGTAAAAAAGAACGTGAGCAGCATGACCAGATCCTGCCCTTCTGCCACACGGAGCACGCGCACCACATCCTCTTCCGGAGGAACGTAGCGTTCCCCTCTATCCACGGGGAACGGCGGCACCTGAGCGAAAGGCTCGGGCTGCTGAGGGAATCCTTCCACGAACAAGCGGCCCCACTTCCATGCGGCCAGCATATTCTTCCGATAACAATTGGCCCTGCCTGGGCCCTTTTCCTGCTCTATGCCGCTCAGGAATTCAAGGGCAAGAGGTGCTCCCACTTGAGCCAGTGAAGTCACTCCGCGCCCTACGCAGAACTTGATGAAGGACTTCATAACGGTAGTTTTCTCCACGAAGGTCGAGCGTCCAAGAGTCCGTTCGGCATGATGCAGATATTTATTCCCCCAGGCCAAGAATCGCTCCAAGTCCGTAGGGGTCTCCGGTTCCTGTTCCAGGTTCGCTAGATACCTCTGTACCTCCTCCTCTTCCCATTGTTTGGCAGCCCTCCATTCCGGGCCGTATTTCTTGCCGGGCGGGAAAAGCCTGCTGGCCACTTGCTGCCCATTTACCATGGCTCTGGCCATCCAGGCATCGCCTCTGTCTTTTCTCAATGTTGGCATGGAAAGCCTCCATTACAGTGCCCCATCGAAATCGCCAGATGCGTCCAAAGCGCTTGCCGCCGAGCTCAAGAGCTTGCCGTGCCACACGCTTCCGGTCAAGGCGAAAGGCCGCCGAGAGTTCCGTCAGGGAGAGGATGTCGTCCGGGTGGTACCTCTTTGGATCGGGAGCGGCATCAGTCAAGAATTCCTTCTTCTGCATCCATGTCCACCGCCTTCAGGAGCGTAACGATGGCCGCCAAGGCATCATAGCCCTTGGAACGTATCTCATCGCGCTCCCGCGAAGTAATGGTGTCGTCCTCCAGAGCCTGAGCCATGGAGCGCATGAGCTGCCCGAACTGATCCACTGCCGTCAGGCACTGCCGGTGGACAGGCCGGACGCTGTCGCTCGAGGGCAGCTTCACGCACACGGCATTCATTCCCGCCGCCAGATACTTCAGCCCTTCCATGCTCCCGGTAAGAAGCATGATGGGCAGAACAAGATCCGCTCCGAGCTTGTGGTTCGGCTGGCGGGACAGTTCAGACATGAAGGTCTGGTAGTCCCGGCCGATGATATGGGCGATCTGTTTGGCAGTACGCTTGCTAGGGGCCGCTTTCACATCCTGGTGAAGGATGGCAGTGAGGGATTCCTGTCTCATGCAAGATCTCCTTCGCATATTGCGGAAAAACTTTTGCGTTTTCAGCGGGAAATAGACGCATCAGGCTGGTTTCAAGCCTGAGTGTCAGCCTCTTTGTTCTCGAGAAGGCCGGGAAACGTAGGAGGCACCTTCTGTGGCTTGGCAAGACGAGGAAGAAGCTCTTCCGGGAAGCCTAGACGTATGAGCTGCTTCCTGCCTTCCGCATGACAGGCCTCGAGGAGGCGGTTGCGGGCTGTTGCGTCTGTCCAGCCAAGCTGTGCGGCGACATCGCGGATGCTGATGTTATATCCCCTCATCCAGGCGTAGAGCTTCTCGATGCGCTCCACCTCTTCCGGAGGTTTGGAACGCCAGGCAGGAACTCTGGGATTGGTTGCCTTCATGGTTCACCCCTGCTAAGTAGAACTGAAAAAGAAACGAAAAAAACGAAAACCGTCTTACTTGCCGTTTATGTCTAAAACAGGCTTATAGTCAAGTGGTTTTTCGTCTTTTTAAGAGAGGAAAAGGCCTATGATGCTTTTTGAACGGATACTTAGCATCGTTGAAAAGACAACGAAGTCACAGGCTAAGTTCGCAGAATCCATAGATATTCATCCTCGCACGATGAACAATTGGATGAACGGAAAGTCGCAAGATAATTTCTGGCCTGTTTTGCCGAAAATTCTGGAAGTCTATCCAAGAATCTCCCGCCAGTGGCTCTACTTCGAAGAGGGGCCCATGTTCATCGGCCACGGCGTTCCGCTCGACCAGCCGGTGCCCTTGCAGGAAGTACAGGCCGCCTTGGAACAGATGGCCAAGGATGCCACCGGCATGAACAAGGTCATCTTTTCGCTTGCCGCCGGTCAGCCTCTCCCCATAGCTCTGGACGCGGAAGAGAAGATACGTCTCCTCGAAGCCGAACTTTATGAGGAACGAAAACTGAACCGGCAGCTCACATCCAAGCTGCTCCTGGAAGAGAAACAGGGGACGTGTTGCCAAGAAAGCCTCAAGGTCGTAAACGAGCAACCATAATCCCCTTCAGACCAATAAAAGAATAGGCCCTGCATCTTTCGCTGATGCAGGGCCTTCTTTTGCCTTCAAGAAAGGCTATCAAATAGTTTACAAGCTAGGCCGGTAAGCCTGGGCGGCCGCCAGAAGAAAACCGGAACGGCTCAGTCCAAGAGCCTTAGCCTGCCTGTCTATACGCTCACGCATATACACAGGCATGGTGATGTTTACCGGCACAGATTTCTTGTTCAAAAAGTCAAAGTTCACATCTACCAGAACAAGAGTTCCGCCTTCGGCTTCCTCAAGTGCTCGCACTGCCTCAAAAGAGCTGGGGACAGGAATGTCCACCTCTTCCCCCTCGGCCCACACTTCCACGGCTTCCTGCACAGCGGCGGCAATCCCTTCAAAGTCGTCAGCCGCACTGAAACATCCCGGAAAGTCAGGAAGCGTCACGCCGTAGGCACTGCCTTCGTCCTTATGCACAATGGCAAGGTATTTCATAGAGTCTCGTTTCTTGGCGGGAAGGGCTTTCGCCCCTCCCGGTTAGAATTTCATTCCCGCTTGTTTTTCCATGCTTCTCAGGGTTCCTATGGGATAATCCTTGCGCGGATGCGGCACTATCACCGTCCGCCCGTCCGGGTGTTTCCATTTCTGGTGGCTCCCCGCCTGATGCACCATCTCGAACCCGGCCTCTGCCAGTTTCCGTGTGATTTCCCTGCTGTTCATGGGGTAATTATGCGCATTATGCGTATAAAAGTCAAGGAAAAATGCGCATTATACGCATAAAAACAAAGGCGAGCATGGAACGGCACTACTCAACGTCCGGCAGTTTCAGCACCACATGAGGAGCCTGACGATGGATGTCGATAAACATGGCGCACAGTTTGCCGTCAAGGTGTTCAAGCATGGCCCACACCAGTTTGCTTTCTGCCGTCCGCCCGCTCTCGCGCACCAGTTCGGCGTAGGCCATCAACGGCGTGAGCAGGTCTGCCGCAACCTTTCCAGCCAGAGGGCCGACAGGAGATATTTCGTTTTTCATGCCACATCCTTTTTTCGTGGTCGTCCACGCTTTTTCGGAGCGGGCGCACTCTTTTCAGTCCGTTCCGTTTTCGTCCCGCAGTCCCGAATGGCTCGCAGAAGCCGCCGCCGTATGGCATCTTCCAGCCGCCGCAGGAACTGGCCTATGTCGCGGCATTCGTCACAGCAGTAAACGCGGTTGCGCACCGAACGGGCGAACACTTCGCCGCAGGCAGGGCATACCGTGCGCCGTGCATCAGGCATAGCATACCCCGCAGTTGTGCTGGTTCCAGCGTATCTTCAGCGCGGAACTACAGGCAAGGGCAGGAACAGTCGCTTCAGGCTTGGCAGCAGGAATAGCGGCTACGGCGTACTTCGGGCGGCGGGCCATCACCAGATGAACTGCATCGATGACCTGCTGGATAAGGGCGGCCTTTTCGGCATCGGTGTACTCGGTGGAAGCCTCGATTTCCATCATAGTGTGGATGTACGGGTCACGAAACTCACGCATGGCACACCTCCTCGGAAGTCTGGTGCACCGCTTCAAGGTCGGGAGCTATGGCCACTTCCCAGCGCAGGGCACAGCACCACTGGCTGGTCATTTCTTTTTCGGGCAGACTGCGGAGTTCTTTCACCAAAGCGGTGACGGCATCAGAGGCTTCGGCAAGGGTGAGGCACACGCCGTCAAGACTGCCGAGCTGACCATCATGCACAAACTCCATGAGTTCGGCAGAAAGGCGGAGCTTTACTTCGGCCTGTTCGAGGCGTTCCAGAAAATTGGGGATGATGACGGCTCTGCGGTCTGAGGAAGAAAAAATGGCATTTTGACTCATCGCATAATCCTGTTTGATTCCGCTTTCTATGGCGGGTTTTCGGCCACGAAAAAAGGCCGGGTGCTAGAAAACTGCAAACAGGACAGCCGCGCATATTCCCCTTGCGGGTCTTGTATTAGCGCACACCCGGCCAAAATAGCCGAAAACGCATCGCGGCTTTTCCTATGCCGGATGCAAAAATAGCCACACTTCCCGGGGTGACTGCGCCGTCTGTTTGCTCACGGAGTTTCCTAGGCTCCGTGAGGCCAGTGAATTAAATTTTCGCGGGATTGTCAAGAGGGGCAGGTGCTGTTTCCTGCCGCATCTTCCTCCGGTGGCGGCACCAGACACAGCTTATCCAGAGCACCTCCGGCACTGCGCCAGCCCTTACAATGCCGGGTATAGCCTACAAAGGAAGCCACACAGCAGCGCACCGTATCCAGGTCTACGCGGCCAGCCCGGAAGCACCGGGAAAGGCCGGCAAAGCGCCGCTTGGCACGGCGCACGTTCCGCTTCCTCGGGAGCTTATATTCCGTCCAGTGGCGGTAGCCGGCAAAGTCCACGCCATGGGAAGCAGGGAAGATCCTTGTTTTGTGATTCAAGGTCAGGTGGAGCTCGCAGGTCAGAAAGTCACGGATCTCCGCCAGGAGCCGCCAGAGTTCACGCTTGTCGTGATGGAGAAGAATGAAGTCGTCCATGTAGCGGATGTAGTATTTCACGCCGAGCGTGTCCTTCACATGGTGATCGAACCAGTCAAGGTACACGTTGGCCAGAAGCTGACTGGTCAGCGCTCCAAGAGGAAGCCCTCTCAGCCCTTCGATGCAGCCGCACTGGCATACAAGCACACGGATGAGATCGAGCACGTCTTTGTCGCCGATGGTGCGCTCCACGATCCGCAGGAGTATCTCATGGTCGATGCTGTAGAAGTATTTCGTCACATCGGCCTTCAGCACATAGACCTCACCCCATTTCGCAGTGGCGGAACGCAGCATGGACGAAAGGCACTCGCTGGCGGCATGGGTGCCCTTGCCCACGCGACAGGCGAAGCTGTGCTCGATGAAGCGCCGCTCGAAAAAGGGCAGGATCTGCTGAGTGAGCGCATGGTGGACGACACGGTCGCTGAAGGCTGGCGCATGGATGAGCCTCTTCTTCGGCTCGAAAACATAGAATTCCCGGAATGAGCCAGGCCTCCATTCCTTCGTTCGCAGAAGGCGCTGGAGGCGCAGGAGGTTCTCTTCCCGCCTCGCATTGAAGAAGAGCACCTCCCGGCGGCAGCGCTTATGCCGGGAAGCTTCCTTGGCGGCCGTGAGCAGGTTTTCCCAGGCCAGCACCTTTTCCCACAGGTTCTTTGCTTTCTTTGGCATGGCAAAAATACAAGTGCCCCCGTGCCACGTTCACCAAAAGGCTACTAGCCGCACGAGGGCTGCTGATGTTTCCCCATCCGCAACGGGGAGGAAGTGAGTCCCTTTTGCCCCTGTACCGTCCTGGACACCGTAGCTACCAGGCTTCTGACGAATCAGGGCGAGAGCTGGCCGGAAGCCGATATTGCCATTTGCATTGCTTCGATTGTTATTCAGATTGAGGGCGAACAGGCCGCAGCCGGCACCATTATTGTAATTGCCGCCACGAAAGGCCAGACGCTTCAACGCTGACTCACTCCCCGCTGGAGCGCCGCTTGAGCGCCCCAACAATCTTGCCTATCTCCACCAGTCTGGCGGCGATGGGCTCGTAACGCTTTTCAGGTATGGCGTTTATGCGGATGCCCAGGCGCACCATGGAAAGCAGAACCTTGGCCTGCACGTCCACAGTGTTCAGGAGCTGCCATCGGTTCCCGGCTCGCAAGGAAAGCTGAACCAGAGCCCCCTGAACTTCCCAGAGCAGGGCTCGCATATCAGAGCCGAGGGTGAAACGGTCATCCTTGGCCAGATTTCGGAGCACAACGGAGTACAGGTACTCCGTCAGATCTTCCCACTTCTGCTGAAGGATGAGGCCGCGTTCTTCAGCCATGCGACTTGCCCCCTGAAAAAATTTGCGACCGGCTTCGCCGGTTAGGTTTCTTGTATAACCTTAGCGCAAATTTTTCCACCTTCTCTGGGCAGTTCAGGGTTTCAGTGTTCAAGTATCAGGAATTACAGGATAAAAGCTGGCCGGAAGCCGATACTGCCATAAGCATCGCTTCGATTGTTACTCAGATTGAGGGCGAACAGGCCGCAGCCGGCACCAGTAGAGAAATGGCCGCCACGAAAGGCCAGACGCTCGCCTGCGTTGCGGTGCCAGATATTGCCCACCGGCTTTTCAGCATCCACCGGGTAAAGGCTCAGGAGCTTGGCCAGCGCCGGAACCGTGACCTTGGAAGTCATGGACTTGAAGCCACAGGAAGAAGTGCTGTTCGAAGTGCCGTCATGCTGGCTGGAAATAGTGGTGTTCAGCACCACGGCACCCGTGCCGTTTGCTCCGGCGGCATCGTACTTCAGGGTGTTGGCCGTACCGGGAGCCACCAGGGAACCATTGGTGAGCATGGCACGCCAGGCGGAGCTTTCGGCGCTCATGTCGGCACCAGCCGCCACATCGTTATTGGCGATGATCTGTATCTCGCCATCCTTCAGGCGCAGGCCGCCAGTCCACTCCCACACGTTGCCCACAAGGTCGGCAATACCGGCAGGAGTGTTGTCGTGCCTCCAGCTCACAGGGCCGGAACCGACAAGAGTACGGCCATGATAGCCATCGGTGTTCACACCCAGCGGAGCCGCGCCGGGAGCAGAAGTACCGGTTTCATGCTTGCCGTCATGGTACTGGCCCCAATTCGTGTTGCCATGAGGCTGGAAGCCCGTCTTGATGCCCAGAGCCCCCAGCAGAGCCCATTCCGCATTGGACATAAGGTGCCAGCCCGGCCCCTTGGCCTTACAGGCGGCCACAGAGCTGTCAAAATTGATACCGGTCTTGGCGTCCACGCCGGGCAGGCTCACGGCACGGCCGTCCACCACGGTTGCCGGGTACATACCGATGAGGATCTCGCTTTTTTCTTCACCGTTCACGATGAAGGCAGGATGTACGCCGGTAAGGCCGAGGTCAGGGTACAGATCTTCGATGCGAACCTTGGGGATGCGCCGCATGAAGGAAGGATGGCCGGCATTGTCGTAAAGCACGGTCACAAGACCGCCGGTGGCAGCTTCAACGGAAGAGCGAAGAGAGTCTTTATTGATGATGGTGGTCATATCAGAGCTCCTGGTTATCGGTTACAGTCCACAGCACCAGCCTGACGGCGGCGAGAGTTTCGTCCAGCGGGATACGCTCCTGCACGGTCGATTCGGATCCCATTCCGGAAGAGCTTCCTTCCGGAGCAGGCACGTCCTTGTAGCGGGCAGGCGGCAGGATGAGCGAGGCCACATATTCGGAACCGTTCTCCACGCCCCTTACAAGAGAACCATTGGCCCCACGCACGATGTCGATGAACATCTGCGAATCCTGCTGGAGAGCGTTGCAGTTCAGCAGCAAGACTTCTTCACCAACGGCGATGGATACCGCCCCGCAAGACACCGACACGTCTGCCCAGGGGCCGTTCCCCTTTTTTTCAATCTGCATACGTTTCTCCTTTTAGATTTCAGGGCGCTGCACCAGCAGGCGCACGTTTACGTCATCGGCCGTACCGGTGAGCAGCACCTTGAAGCCGTTTTTCAGCTTGTCGGCGGCATACACTTCGCCAAGCTGCTGAGAGCCGCCAGCCGCACTGAGAATCTCCACGTCCACCAGGTATTCATTGTCCGGCAGGGTGCGGTTCAGCGAAACGGTCGCGTAGGCAGGAGCCGCCTGCACCGCCGGCCACAGAGGCTCGCGTCTGGCCGTATCGGTGATGGCCACACTGCCAAGGTACGGATCCGTCTGCTCGGTATTACCGGCAGGCACACGGGCTCTGGCCAGTTCGATAGCTCCGTCCGGAACTTCGCCGTTCAGCACGGTGGCCGCCACATCGATGACACCGGAAGAAGTCAGGAACATATAGATGATCACCACACCTTCGGCATCGGTGGTATTGCTGGCGATTGAGGCCGTGTTCGTCTGATTGGCCACAGGATATTCACGGCCGCCCATGAACACAGTGCCGTTGGACACGGTGATATTTCTCGTAGCGGTCGTGGATTTGGTGATGGACACGCCGGTTTTCACGCCACGGTTTTTGATGACGGCCGTCAG